GAATGAAGATGAAATGAATAATCTAGAAAGGGATAGCCGGGGCGAGGCGAGATTTGACGCATGAATGAAAACGAAGTCCCCTTGAATGATGGGTTTGATGACGAAAGGTCTCCTTGGCTAACACTAGCTAGGGAAGCATACGACTCTTCAACGTCATACCTAGACGCGAACTACAGACGACAGTGGGAAAGGAATCTTTCACTATTCCAATCTAATCACCCCTCTGGCTCTAAGTACAGTACTTCACAGTACCAGCATAGATCGCGCCTATTCAGACCAAAAACAAGGTCAACAATAAGAACAAACGAGGCTGCTGTTGCAGCCGCTTTCTTTTCTACAGAAGATGTTGTGTCTGTTTACCCTGAAAATGATTCTGACCCGGAGCAAAGGGCTTCTGCAACAATACTGAAGCACCTACTTCAGTACAGGCTTACGAAAACCATACCGTGGTTTCAGACCCTGATCGCGGCCTATCAGGAGTCTATGGTATTTGGTTCAGTTATATCGCACCAGTATTGGGAGTATAAGGAAAAGCGATCTAAGTCTACCGAACCCATCTTGGATGACGCTGGTGAGCCAATCCTGAATGAAGATGGTTCTGAGGCGTCTACCGAAACAGACGAGGTTGAGATTCTCAAAGATAGGCCGCAAATAAGATTAATTGCGTCGGAAAATTTAAGGATAGACCCCGCTGCTGACTGGAATGATCCTATAAATTCATCTCCTTTCATACTCGAAGTTATCCCGATGTATTTACAAGACGTGATCGAGAGGATGTCCGATGTCGATCCTAAGACGGGGGAGCCAAAGTGGAAGCGGCTTTCTATGCCGGAACTTTTACAGTCGTCACGTCGCTCAGAATTTGATTCAACTCGACAGACTAGACAGGGCAAAAGACAGGACCCACTGTCTGATAGACAAGAAACCATTAAAGAATATGACACTATATTTATACACAAAAATATAATTCATAGGAAAGGAAAAGACTGGCTGTTTTATACGGCAGGAACAAATCATCTGTTGACAACTCCAGTCCCGTTGTCTGAGGTATACCCACACCTGAGAGAGGGTGAGAGACCATATGTTATGGGCTCCTCCACTATAGAAGCACACAAAATGTACCCGGCTTCCATAGTTGAGATGACTCAAGATTTACAGACAGCAGCAAACGATATTGCCAACCAACGAACTGATAACGTTCAGCTAGTGCTGAATAAGCGTTACCACATACGCCGTAGTTCAAACATCGACATCAACGCTCTGAAGAGAAGCGTACCGGGCGGCTCCGTGATGATGGACGATCCCATGACTGACGTGAATGTTGTTTCTACGCCAGATATCACCGCTTCAGCTTACGAGGAGCAAGATCGATTAAACGTAGATTTTGATGATATCGCTGGAACCTTTTCACAGGGCACAGTCCAATCTAACCGTTTAATGAACGAGACTGTTGGCGGCATGGAAATGTTGTCCGGCCAAGCGAATACCATGATCGAGTACATGATCAGAACTTTCGCGGAAACATGGGTCGAGCCGGTTCTATCTCAGCTAATAAGATTGGAACAGTATTATGAGACTGACGAAGTTATTTTAGCTGTAGCTACAAATAAATCAGAACAGGACAACCAAGAGGTTTCAGGGTTCTTCCAACGGTTCTCTCAAGATATAGACAGTCTGCTTCGTCACGAAATGACTGTCGGCGTGAACGTCGGCATTGGAGCAACGGACCCAATCAGGAAGGTAGAAAGATTGTTACTGGGCATTCGAACGATGGCTGAAGTAAATCCAGACATAATCCAGACCCTTAACCAACCTGAAGTTACAAAAGAGGTTTTTGGGGCGCTTGGTTATAAAGATGCAAAACGCTTTATTGCAGAAGAGCCACAGGACCGCCTCTCTGAACTGAAGGCGCAGGTTGAAGAAATGGCAGCGGCTATCCAGCAGCTTACCGATAAGGGCGCAGCCAAGGAACTTGAGGTTCAGGGCAGAATAATGGCCGCTCAAATCAAGGGTCAGTCTGATATTCAAGCCGCAAGAGAGAAGGCTATGGGTGATATTGGTTCTACCCAGATCGCTTCTGCTTCTAGAGAGTCTATCGAGGAGATCAAGAACAACATAAGCATGATCGAAACAAGGCTCAAGGCTGAGAAGAACGATATAGCTAGAGGAGAGTTACTGCTTCAGAAAGAGGCTCTTGTGCATAAGATGCTACTAGAGTCCGATGCGGATATTGGCGTATCACCCGGAAACGATGAGGGGAAACAGATGTCTGATGTTTTGATGAATGATGAATACGGAATGGTTCAGGGGGCTGACGGGTGAATCACCTGAAAGATGCCGGAGAGAATTATTTCGTTCACGCTGCAATCGCAGTATCTTACTCACTAACACTTTTTGTGTTATCGGTTGCCGCTTTAATTCACGGAATTATCCCTTTCGTGTTTGTTAATACAGCGTCAAACGGAGTAAGCGCACTAGAAGAGCGCATGGAAAAAAGACGGCTGGATAATATTTCGCCCGGACTTACAGATTAATGGATGAAATGGATTTATTAGTTGCGGAGGTGCGGCTTGGCCTCCAAACAAAGGAGTTCTTGAAATCTCCTCTAGGTAGATACATTGCAGGTAGAGCGGATAAAGCCCGAGAAGAGGCTTTTAACGCTTGGGTAAATGCAGATGCCAACGATGAGGACACGATTAGAGAACTTCAATTTCGAGCAAGGTTACCTTCTCTAGTCGCAACTTGGCTGGATGAGGCTATTAACCAAGCAAATCATGCAGAGATAACTCTCTCAGAAATTCAGGAGCAATAAATGGACGCTATCCAACAGGACGTGGACAACAAAGGAAACACAGAGGAAGTGGCGCTAGATTCCCACGAATCTGAAATTGAAAGAATTGCTGAAGCTGTAAGTCAAACTGTAATTCAGGATGAACTTGATAATGAAGAAAGCGAAACCCATCCAGTAGTAGAAGAAGATTTCTCTAATCCATTAGAGCGCAAGGGTGACGATTGGTACGTCAATGCGAAAGTCAATGGAGAGAATACAAGTGTTCCTTGGGAGCAAGTGGTGTCCCAGTATCAGAAGAACACAGCCGCAGATCAAAGGCTTCAACAGGCTTCAGACCGTCAACGAGAGTTGGCAGACTATGAAGAAAAGTTGAACGCCTACCGGGCCCAATTAGAGGCCCAAACACGCCAGCTATCCTCTACGGACGCTGGTGAAGAAGAAGAAGCATCGCCATCCTCGGACGCGACTGACGCTCTATACGAGCAATACCACGATGCCCTCTTTCAAGGCGATGAAGTTAAAGCAAGCGGTTTGCTTAAAAAGATTCGCTCCGCAGATAGGCAACCGGCCCAGCAAGTTGATGTTAGCAGCATCATCGAGCAGACCAAAGCCGAAATGCGGGAAGAGGAGAAACAGGCCAGAGAACGCGGGTATGAAATGCGTCGAAAGCAAGCTGTTGAGATGTTCCATTCGGAATATCCAGACGTTGCTCAAGACACAGGAATGCTTGCGGTTGCTGACCGACGTTCTGCTGAACTTTACTCAGAGAATCCTACCCGTGATCCTTGGGACATCATGCAAGAGTGTGCAAATTATGCACAGGACTGGTTGAAGACCAAAGTTGACTCAATGGGCGGAGGATCGAAGGACGAGTCTCGCGCACAGCGCAAGCAGAATTTGGATGAAGTTGTGCCAAGAAACGTTAAATCCCATATAGGAGATGACGTAGAAGAGCCAACCTATTCCGACATCATAGCGGAGATGAAACAAGGTAGGGGACAACCCGCCTAATTATCTCTTAATTTTACTTTTGTCTAAAGGAGACAAGCAATGGCTGGTCAAGTATGGGGAACAAGTAGCCTTGGTGGCTATATGTACGCCCTTAATCTGTCCAAGGAATTGCGTATGTCCTTACGGCCAATTGTGAAATTTCGTCAGTTCGCGGACGTTAAAGATGCGGCACACCAAGGTCTCAGCAAAGGTGACACTTTCCACTGGAACGTGTACTCCACTGTTGCGACTGGCGGTGCGGCTTTAGTCGAAAACACTGCGATTGCCGAAAGCAATTTCACAATAACCCAAGGAACCATGTCCATCACGGAATATGGCAACTCAATTCCTTTCAGTTCCAAACTGGATGATCTTTCAGAACATCCTGTGAAGGAAATAATCCACAAGGTCTTAAAGATCGACGCAGCACAGGTTCTCGATGGTCTGGTAGCAGATCAGATTGATACCTGTAAACTTCGTGTAGTGGCAACTGCTGGTACATCTACGGATGCGGTAACGCTAACTTTAGATGGAACAGCAACGCTAACCAACACGGTTGCTCTCGGCAAAGGCCACATCAAAGCTATAGTAGACGTAATGAAAGAGCGCAATATACCCTCTTTTGAAAGAGACGACTACTTCTGCATAGCATGGCCCACAACGTTCCGTACCTTGAAGAACGATCTGGAATCGATTAATCAGTATGTCGAATCCGGGTTCCAGATGATCCGTAATGGTGAAACTGGTCGTTACGAAGGTGTGCGTTTTGTTGAGCAAACGTTCCGTGCGAAAGGTGGTTCTGCCACTGGCATGGGTACACCGGCTGGTGCATGGGCTGGAGGTCTGTCCGATTGGGCAGTATTCTTTGGCGCAGACACCGTTGCAGAAGCTGTAGCTATACCAGAGGAGATTCGCGGGAAAATCCCGTCTGACTACGGTCGGGCGAGGGGTATCGCGTGGTACTACCTTGGTGGTGCTGGTTTAGTCCATAACACTGCTGCACAGTCCCGCATCGTTATGTGGGATTCGAAGGCATAGGGGGCTATATGGCACAGTCAACAGAAGGTGTAGGTGTGAAGTCGGGTCTTTCCGAACAGAAAAGAATCGATGACTCACTAAAAGAACTTGGTCTTGCTTCAAAGGGTCCTAACCAGCGTCCAGAAGGCGTTGGCACGGGATCGAGCGCCCCACACGGCACTCGTCTTGATGGCGGTCCAAACTCTTAATCTCAACTAGGAATGGGGCCTTCGGGCCCCTTTTCTTTTGGAAATTATTATGGCAGAAAAAAATTTAGTACAGAGCCCTCTTCCGAAGATGAAAGAAGTTGATCCTTGGAAGGGAGTTGAAGACATGGATAAGTCCACGATTGCCTGTCGCGGTAGGGATATGGGAACTTCGTATGATGACTATGAGTCTTCATCTAAGCCATTAACCGCCCGTCGCGTTGAAGGTGATGAGTGGGAAACAGGTGTTGTTGCTCCACAAGACATCAATTTACCTGAATCAATGGGCTGGTCATGGCCTACGAGAGCGATACCGATTCGTTTCGGGAGATAGATTATGGCTTGGGGCGGAGAAGGCGATGTCGTAGATGTTGATACTGGTGTTGATGCCGGTCAAGACGATACAGTAGGCGAAGACGATCAAGGTAGCGGAGACCAAGGCAACGGCGATAATCGAGACGACAGAGATGATGGAGGCGAAGCTAATGTGCAAGGGTCAGATGCGTCTGGTGATACCACTGTAGCGGGAGATGAAATAGATTCATCTGCTGGCATTGTAAACGACTTCACTGCTAACAAAGCCGAAGATAAAGATGAAGACTCCTTAATAGCCTACGATCAATACAAAGGCGATCCCGTATACAAATCTGGAGACCCTAGTCAGTCGGTCACTGTGGGCAAGAGGCAAGCCTACGAAGATCAGGAGGACGCTGTTGGTGCCTACGTTATGGCCGTTGCTTCACAATCTGGACCGGCACAGGCAGAAAGAGCTAAGAATATAGGCGCTCCGGGCACTGGGTATAAAGAATCTGTACAAAGCTACGACAGGCAAATGAGGGAAGGATGGGACTCATATGACAAGCGGCAAGACCAGATAACCGATTACAAATCTCCCTCATTAGTTGATGACTGGGGAATGACGGAAGAAATATCCAAATGGGGTAAAACCGAAGACTCTGCATTAAGAGGGATGACCCAAAAAGACTCCCGAATGACTAGCGACTTCTCTCATGCACTTAGCATGACAGACTTAGACCAGCTAACAAGAGAAAATGCAGAAGCAAAGTCTTTAGCTGATGCTAGGATGCGAGAAGTGGAACAAACCAAACTTGCTAAAGCTGGGTCAATCCTTAGTAGTTCTTCTACCAGCATGGAAGAGAAAGTTGCGGCAGCAACACAAGTATCTAGATGGGACCCCAGTCAATTTTACTCCGCCATAAAAGACCCGAATGCATCTTCTAAGATGTATAAAGACCCAGTGACTGGTAAATTAGCAACATCGCAAGATTTGGAAGTTACACAAGGTTGGAACCAAATCAAAGCAAACTTAAACCGTATTAATACTAGAGAATATTTCGGCATTAAGTTTGGTATGACCCATAACAACAAGGTTCGCCGTCAGGCTCAAACAATATTAATAAACTATAGGCAAACATACGGCGATCATTTGAAGGACATGGGAAGGCGTAACTCTAGAGAAATAAATTCCCAAGGGTTCACGATGGGAAAGATAGGCAGGGTTCCTGTTGTTGGAATGTTTTTTGGAGCCATACAGGGTCTGGCAAATGCTCTTGGTATCGCTTACCACGCAACAGATACAGAACTAGAGTTGAGAGCCCTTGAGGAAAAGTGGGGGATCACTGAAAAACCACGGTCAGATCAAACCCCAGAAGAACAAAAACTCTACTGCGAAAGAAGAGAAGGGTGGGAGTGGGATGAAGATGCTCAAGTCTGTAGGATGAAGGTTGAGGACGAAGACGATTCATTCTCATCTAAAAGGTTCAAGCCAAAGTATTCTTGATTAGATGAAACGGACAATAGTTCCGAAAAAGAAATGGCAAGAACTAACAGACGAGGAACTAGGTGGCAAAAGAGATAAGACTGTCTGTGTTGTTAGGTACGGTGGATTTGGAGACGCTCTTCAGATAAGTTCTGTATTCCCGTTACTTAAAAAGCAGGGATACAGCGTTTGTGTAAACGCTACAGAGCGGTCGAAAGAGATACTTGCTCACGACCCTAACGTAGACGAGATGTTAATACAGGATACCGGGCAGATACCTAATGAAGAACTAGGCCCGTACTGGGAAAGAATAACTCCGTTATTCGATAAGTTTATAAACCTTGGTGGTGTTGTCGAACAGGAATTGTTATGTCTGGAATGGCAAGACATCTACTCTTGGGGGCACGACAAACGTCACGCCAAGTTGAATATTAACTACGGTGAAGCGCTTCACGATAAAGCCGAAGTAAAGCATAAATTCCGCCCTAAGTTTTATCCCAGCAAGCTGGAAAAGAAGTGGGTTAAAAAGCAGCGAAAAGACATGAAGCTGGCTTCCCATAAATTCGTGGTTATGATCGCACTGTCTGGATCAGCCGTTCATAAAGCATACCCTCATATGGACGCTGTTATGGCTAACCTCCTTATTAGTTGGCCACACGTTAGGTTTGTTATGGTTGGAGACGACTTCTGCAAGATGCTGGAAGTTGGGTGGGAAAAAGAAAAAAGGGTGTTTATGAGGAGTGGGGAGTGGAGTCTTAGGAATACTCTCGCGTTCGCTCAAACAGTTGATCTAGTCCTTGGCCCGGAAACAGGGGTATTAAATGCGGTGAGCGCAGAAGATATTCCCAAGGTTGTTTTACTGAGCCACTCATCTGAAGAAAACCTAACAAAACACTGGGTAAATACCACCTCACTTACTCCAGATGGGGTGGATTGTTACCCGTGCCATAAGATGCATTATGGATTTAAGACTTGCAACAGAGATCACAAAACAGGTGGCTCACTATGTGCAGCCAATATTGACCCGAGGAAAGTCGTGGACGCTATCGTATTTCACAGGAAACTAAAGAATGACATTTCTGGAACTTTGTCAAACCGTTAGGCAAGAGGTCGGAGTATCCGGCACTGGCCCTACGACAGTCCTAAATCAGGAAGGACAACTTAAAGTCATCACAGATTTTGTTGCCGACGCGGATTTCCAGATACAAATCCTATGGGATGACTGGGATTTTCTATGGGCTCAGTATTCATCTACCCTTTCAACAGGAACCGCTGCTCCAGCTACCGCGAAGCCAACTGATTTGGGGACGTGGGATATGAGATCGTTTTATCTTGATTACACAACTAACGACTCGGCCTTTTTGACCCCCCTGTCTTATCCAGATTGGAGGTCAGATATCAGGCAAGGCGTAGCAACGAACTCTTTACCGACTTATGTTGTGGTGCAGCCAGATAAAAATGTATTTGTTGATGCTCCACCTGATAAAGCCTACACAATCACTGCGGACTACTGGAAAACTCCCACGAGAATGGCAGCAAACGCCACAGTATCTCCAATACCAGTTCAGTTCCATAGGGCAATTGTTGCTAGGGCCAAAACAATGTGGGCAGAGCGAGAAGAAGCCCCAGATATTCTGGTTGGCGCTTCCGCTGAATACGCTGACGTTCTAGATAAGCTGGAATCTAATTCATTGCCAGACCAAAGAACTCGTCGTCTATCCTCATCTGATACAGAGATCACCATTAGAACAGCATGAGTAGCTTATACAACCAAATCATAAGCAGGGCTGGAGTTCGCGGCTCCTCGATGACGGCTAGGTATTTCCCTTTTGAAGGAGGTGAGATACTTACTGACCCAGCGCTATCTCAGTCACCCGGCAGCTTACTTTACGGTAAGAACTACGAGGTGTACCCGGAAGGTGGCTACAGAAGAATAGATGGTTACGAGAGGTATGACGGTAGAACCAAACCATCAGAAAGTCTTTATTGGATACTTGAGTTCAACGCTGGAACAACAGCGACTGTAGACACCAATGTAATTACAGGAGCAACTTCTAGCGCTACAGGGGAACTTGTTGCTGATTCGGTAGTAGAGAGTGGCTCTTACGCTGGTAACGATGCCGTTGGTTACATGGTCGTGGCCTTGTTATCAGGAACTTTCGCAGTAGGTGAGAATATTCAAGTTAGCGCATCTACGGTGGCAGTTGTTAAAACTGTAGCTAACGTTTTAGGAGCAACCACAGATACTCTTGACACAACCTACACCAGAGCGGCAATAGAACGGGCTAGATCAAAGATAGGCACCGTAACTGGATCGGGTCCCATACGAGGTGTTTGGGTATATAACGGCGCTACTTATGTACTTAGGGATAACGTTGGAGCCACAGAATGCAAGATGTTCAAAGCAAGCACTTCTGGATGGACCGCTGTTGATCTAGGGAAATACATTAAATACAACACAGGGAGTGCCGAAGTAAGTGAAGGTGATACCTTAACTGGGGCAACGTCTGGCGCTTCTGGAACAGTAAGGCGAGTTGTAATCCGAACAGGAACTATTGGGACCTCTGACGCCCTTGGTGTTTTTGTTTTAACGGGAGTTAGTGGAACATTCCAAAATGCCGAGAATTTACAAGTAAGTTCTTCCACTGTAGCTGTATCGACTTCAGCCTTGGTCACCGTTGCATTAGTACCCGGCGGGAGATATGAGTTTGTGAACTACAACTTTGGCGGCTCTACTTCTACTAATAGAATGTACTGGGTTGATGGGTTCAACACCGCGTTTGAATTTGATGGAACATACGCTGTCCCGTTGTTTACTGGGATGACTGTAGATACCCCCAAGCACTTAGCAGCCCATAAAAATCATTTGTTTCTAGCTTTCCAGAAAGGCTCAGTTCAGCACTCATCTATATCGAACCCTTATGCGTGGAGCGTAGTGACAGGCGCAGCAGAAATGGGAACTGGTGATGAAATATCTGGGCTACAGGTAATGCAGGGTGACACCCTAGCTATATTCAACAGGAATCGTTTGTATATTCTGTACGGAGAAAGCACTGCAAACTGGAACTTAAAAACGTTCTCTGCTAATTCTGGCGGTATCGAGTGGACTATACAGAATCTCACTGACACGATGTTCTTGGATGATCGCGGTGTAACTACGTTCCAAGCTGTTAATGCTTATGGTGACTTTGACATGAACTCCATAAGCAAAAAGGTTAAACCTGTTATTGATGAAAAGAAAGGTTTATCTATAGCGTCTGTAGCAGTAAGAAGTAAGGGGCAATACCGACTATTTTACAACGATGGAACTGGTATATACGCCACGTTCTCTGGTAATAAAATAGCTGGATTCATACGGACAGATTTAGGGAAAGTTGTTTACACCATATGTTCTGCCGAAGATGCTAATGGTAACGAAATAATATTCTTCGGATCAGATGATGGGTATGTGTATCAGCTTGATGCTGGGACTTCGTTTGATGGTGCGGAAATAGAGGCAATCTTACGGTTTGCTTACTACCATTACGATACCCCAACTCGGGATAAAAGATTTAGGAAGATTCAGTTTGAAATGTCTGCGAATTCTGATGTAGATGTCAAGTTCCAACCAGACTTTTCATACGCTGATCCAGATGTGCCGGAAGCTAGAACTAGGGACCTTTCCATTGAAGGTAGTGGTGGTTACTGGAATATAGCTTACTGGAATAACTTTAACTGGTCGGGACAGATTATATCAACGGCAGAAGAGAACTTGGATGGTGTAGGCACAAACATGGGACTTTTAATTTTGTCTGAGGCTACCTACGAACAACCGCATACCCTACAGGGTGTGACCGTACATTTCTCGCCACGGAGGATACGTCGCTAATGGCGAATGACTATTATACAAGACAAGGCTCTTATACAAAGGGAACTCTAGCAAGAGGGGACGTTGTTAAGTCCGATTATGATGCTTTGGTTACTGCTTTTGATTTAGCTCAAACAAATATTAAGAGGGCGATCAAACTTCCAAATGAAGGAAGTCCACAGACTGACTTTTTGTTTACTGAAAATGCCGCTAACCGTGCTACGAAAGTTATTGGATTCGATACCGCTGGCACATTGGAGTTACAGACAGGTGTGGGTAATTGGGAAGGAACATGGGCTACATCCACAGCTTATCAATTACGCGATGTCGTAGTAGATGGTGCGGCAGGTTCTAATACTGACAACCTCTATATATGCATCGTCGCAAACACCTCTGGCACATGGTCTACTGATCTAGCCGCCGCTAAATGGTCGTTGATGGTAGATGTAGAGGAAGCTAGAAACTGGGCGCGTAAGACTGATGGGATTGTTGACTCACTAGATTACTCATCGAAAGCCTATGCAATCGGTGGCACTGGTGTAACAACCACAGCAGGGAAAGGTGCATCTAAAGAGTGGGCCGTAGCTACTGGCCTTGTTGATACAGCATCCTATTCGAGTAAAGAATATGCACAAGGCACGGCGGCTTCTACGGGTGGTTCCGCAAAAGACTATGCCCAGAAAACTGACGGTGGGGTCAGCGGAGCAACTTCTGATCACTCTTCCAAAGCATGGGCCGTGGGTGGTACAGGCGTCACCACAACAGCATCCAAGGGTTCGGCTAAAGAATGGGCGACGGGTGTCTTAGTTGATACGTCCGAATACAGTGCAAAAGAATATGCCGTAGGAACAACTGTAGCGGCTGGCTCGGCTAAAGATTGGGCCATGCAAGCCAGTGGGACAGTTGATGGTTCATCCTACTCGGCAAAATATAGTGCTGATGCTTCCGCGACAAGTGCAACCGCATCTGCGTCGAGCGCAACTTCTTCGGCGTCAAGTGCGACCGCAGGTGCATCAAGCGCAAGTGCCGCCTCAACTTCGGCTACAGCCGCCGCAAGTTCGGCTACGTCAGCCGCCGCGAGTTACGATGCATTTGATGACCGTTATTTAGGCAGCAAGAGTTCCGATCCAACCGTAGACAATGATGGAAATACTTTATTAGACGGCGCATTGTATTGGAACACGACTAACAATGTACTTATGGTGTACGACTTGGGTGGTACTGCTTGGAATAGAACCACACCGACATCAACTGACCAAGGTCACATTAACACCGTTAGTGGGATCGCCGCTAATGTAACGACTGTTGCTGGAATTTCGAGTGATGTAACGGCGGTTGCTGGTAAGGCTACTGAAGTTGGATTACTTGGGGTTGCCGCTGTAATTACTGACATGGGCATACTTGGTACTGCCGATGTAGTTACAGACATGAATGTTCTTGCTACAGCAGATGTTGTAACAGATATGAATGTTCTTGGAACCGCAGATGTTGTAGCAGACATGAATGTTCTTGCTACAGCCGACGTTGTTTCCGATATGAATACTCTGGGTACAGCGGCTATCGTTGAAGACATGAACTTACTTGGCACTTCTGCCAACGTAGCGGCGATGGCATTGCTTGGAACCACAGATGCTATTGCGGATATGAATACCCTCGGTGTTGCTGATGTAGTAACAGACCTCAATACCCTCGGTACGGCAGACGTAGTAACAGATATGAATACGTTGGGTACTGCCGCAAACGTAACCGCGATGGATACCGTGGCAACTAATATTGTCGGGGTTAATAGTTTTGCTGAACGGTATAGGGTTGATTCGGCTGATCCAACAACTTCTTTGGATGAAGGCGATCTTGCCTACAACACTACTGCGAATGCTCTGAAGTATTACGACGGTACATCGTGGAACGCAATTACTTCTAATACTGACGTAAAGGTTAGTGTGACTGCTAGTGATACCACACCGGGATACTTGGGCGCAAAAATTGCGGCTGGTACTGGTATAAGCCTGAGTACTCTTAATCCAAGCGGTAATGAGCAGATTCAAATAACTTCTTCAGCAGACGCTGGTGGAACAGCCGTAGCGATGGCTATAGCCTTGGGGGGCTAAACGATGGCAAATGATTTTCAAACAAAGGAACTCGCTTTAACGACGAGTTTCCAACAGTTGGTTAATTCCGACACTGCTGGAGAGAAAACGGTTCACGCTATTTACTTCTCTAATAAGGATGGAACGAACAGCGCAGATGTTTACTTGAGCCTGTATGACAACGCAGGTACACCAGCGGAGAAGGCAAAGATTCTTCACGCGGTTCAAGTCCCGGCTGGGAGTACGTTGGTGGTTGAGAAGCCAATCAACTTGACGTGTAGTTCCACGGGCGCAGACGCGAGACAACTGTACGCAAAGGCTTCAGCGAATGGAGACATAGATGCTGTGGCCTCAGTCCTTTTGATTACATAGGTGGTTAAATGTCCTATCTAGGAAGAGTTGAAAACAAATCGAGCGACATCAGGGTATTTGATGTAACCAGTTCGACATCTGCTACACACACGTTGACGTGGACAGCCCCCAATGAGCAGTCCCTTATAGTCACGATTAACGGTGTTAAACAGCATGAAGACGCTTACTCAGTCTCTGGCACTACGCTTACATTAACGGATGCCTTGGTTGCTACCGATAAGCTGGAAGTAATTGGCATTAACGACCTTGGCACTACTATTACCCCAGCGCAGAACTCGATAACCAATGACATGGTTTCAAGCACTGCCGCGATAGCCAACAGTAAGATGGCTTCAGATACTACTGATGCATCTAATATTTCTAGTGGCACTTTAGGTACTGCAAGGATGGGTTCTGGTACAGCTTCTTCAAGTACTATTCTTTATGGTAATAATACTTGGGCCGCTCCCCCGGCTGAGTATAACGATGCTGGGTTACAGGATGACATAGCCCTCCTAGGATTTAGGGTTGCTTCAAACGGATCACTAGCAAAATACAATCTGGTAGATCAGACAGTAGATGACTTTCAGGATACATCTGGTGTAGATGCTTCTGCTTCTGCTAATGAAACAAGAGACTCTTCCGGTAAGTATTACAGTGGTCAGGCAGGCACTGATGCTACGGGTGGGACAATAACATATTCCGGTGGAAATACAATACATACTTTTCCAACCGGGTCTACAGGCTTTGTAGTTCCGACATCGGGAAGCGTTAGCTGGCTTGTGACTTCTGGCGGTGGTGGGGGTGGTTATGATGCCGCCGCTGGTGGTGGTGCCGGTGGATTTCGTACAGGTGCCAGCCACGCTGTTACTGCACAAACTTATACAGTAGTTGTGGGTGCTGGTGGAGCGGGTTCTAGCAGTGGTGCGGCAAATGGAACTAATGGCTCAGATTCTAGTTTTGATACTGTGACATCTACTGGTGGTGGTGGGGGAGGAACTGGTGGCACTGGTTATATTGGCAATGCTGGTGGTTCTGGTGGTGGTCGTAGGATGCGAAGTGCTGGAGTTGGTGGTGCTGGCAATACGCCTTCAATAACACCTATTACTGGTGAAACCACCACAGTGCAGGGTTATATCGGTGGCGGTCACGATGGAACCAGTGGAGGAAATAATACTTCTGGTGGTGGCGGCGGCTCTGGTGGTGCCGGTGTTGACGGAACAGAAAATCAAACTAGTGGTACTTCAGGAAATGGTGGTGCGCCAACATCAAGTTCAATATCAGGTTCAGCGGTAACATACGCTGGAGGTGGTGGCGGCTCTGGTGAAGGAACTGGTAGAGGAGGTTATGGAGGAGGTACAAGCGTATCCGCGGATAAAGGTGGCGGAGGCGATGGTGGTTATGGTGGCGCGGCTGGCGGAGATGGAGTTGATGGTACTGGTGGCGGTGGCGGAGGTGGCGGTGGAAGCCCCGGTGACGGTGGTGATGGTGTCGCAATCATAGCTTATACGACTGGAGCGTTTGGAACTTATAATAATATGACTCTAGTATCAACCACTACAGCCGCACAAGCCGCTCCTTCAAAGGGAGACATTGTATTAACCTATACCAACGGTGCTGGATCAACCACTCTAGACACAGACCTTACCGCTGAGATAAGTGCAGATGGCGGCTCAACATGGACAGCGTTAGCTTTAGCTTCTGAAGGTAGTACAGGTTCCCACAACATAGCCACATCCCATGATGTGACCATATCAAGCACAATCACAGCACCCTATAACATGGCGTATCGGATAAAGACTCTAAATCAAAGCGCCAGTAAAACAACTAGAATACAGGCTGTCAGCCTTGGGTGGTCATAATGGCTAGAACGACTATAAGAACTGAAGACATCACGGCTAGTGAGGTCACCACTGCAAAGATGGCGGTTGATCCGACTAATGCAGATAACTTGTCCAGTGGGTCTGTGCCCCTTGCACAACTAGGTAATGCTCCAGCAACAGATTTAACTGGACTAGAAGATGACATAGCACTACTAGGATTTCGAGTTGCTTCTAACGGCAGTTTAGCCAAGTACAATCTAGTTGACCAGACAGTAGATGATTTTCAAGATGCAAGTGGTGTGGATGCTTCTGCCTCTACTGGGGAATTAAGAAACTCTGATAACAAGTACTATGAAGGCGGTACAGCCGGAACTGTTACTGGAGGCACAGTCACCACTCATGGTTCTTATACAGTACACACATTTACCGCTAGTGGAACTTTTGAAACTGATGTAGCAGGAACTGCTGATTTTCTGCTAGTTGGTGGCGGCGGAAACGGTGGCGGCGGTCATTATAATGGCGGTTCAGGTGGTGGCGGCGGAGGAGGCGGAGTAAGAGCATTATCCGCTCAAGCCGTTAGCGCAACTACCC